CCTTTCGAGGGAACTGGTGAATTTTGAAGATAAAGAAACAGTATTTAGTATTCTTTCTCTTGAGTTAGAAACTAATAATATTGGTTTAGCAAAAGCAAAGAAGTGGATGGCTAATATCTTTGACGTATTTGAAGAAGAGATTACTTCCGAATACGACTACTATGGTGATTTAGGAGAAGCAATGTATCAATTAAATAATAAAGATACTAGTAATAACTATACAGTTAAGGGCTTTAAGAGACTACTAGAATTAGATTGTTCTAATATGACTTCATCCTCTTTCACTACTATTAGTGGTTGCGTTCAAGAAATGAATAATGTAGAACTCAAGTGGTTTGTTAGATACTGGTTAAGAACTACTAGGAATGGCATTAAAGAAGCAACACTACAAAAGGTATTGGCTAGATTTTACAATAAGAAACTAAAGGATGTTAAAACCCATTGTAACTTTAATAAAATTAGTGATGTGGTTTCTTTCTATGAAAGAAATGTTGAACCTCCTGTTAATCTTACTTATGGTAAATTCATCAAGCCTATGCTTGCTAAAGAAATACCCACTAAAGATTGGCCTACTAACTTTGTTGTTGATTATAAGTATGATGGTAATAGATACCAGATTCATATTGAACAAGATAAGGTTATGATTTTTAATAGGAAAGGTAAAATAGTAACTCAACAATTTCCTGATGTAGTAGAATTAGTTCAACAATATGAAGTTAATACTGCTATCCTTGATGGAGAAATATATCCAATTAATGAAGATGATTCTCCTGCTGAACACAAACTAATGGGAACAAGAGTACATTCAAAGAATGTTCAAGAGGCTATGGAAAGAGTTAAAGTAAAGTGGGTAATCTTTGATTGCCTCATGATTAATGGTGAAACTACTATGAACATGACTTATACTGAAAGACTAGATAAGATGAAAGACTTACCTAATCAAGCACATAGAATTACAGAAGGAGACATTATGGCATTTTATAACGATGCTATTAATGAAGGCTTTGAAGGTATCATTGTCAAAGATGCTTCATTACCCTATGAATCAAATAAGCGTAGTAAGGGTTGGGCTAAGTATAAACCACCACGAATTGATTTAGATGTTGTTATTATCTCTGCTAAATATGGAGATGGTAGAAACTCCGATAAGTTTGCTACGTTTGAAATTGCAGTTAAATCAGATAATGGATTTATGAGTATTGGTAATATTGGAAGCGGTTTTACTGATATGCAATTAGTATCATTAACTAATACTCTAAGAAAGAATGTTGAATCATTTAAGGGTGGTAAATATAGTTTCTTACCTAGAGTAGTATTAGAAATTACTGCTGACTTAGTTACTAGAGATAGTAAAGGAAACCTTTCTCTTAGGTTTCCTAGAATGAAAAGAATAAGAGAAGATAAATTCGTAAGTGATATTAATACGGATAAAGATATGGAGAGATTAGAATGACATTCAGAACAGATTACATAGCAGATGCAAAAGGTAGGGTTTACAAAATTAAAGACTTAAATAGAAAGCAAGTGGGATTCTTTATCCAAGAACAATATCATTTTGTTCAAATGGTTAGAACTAGATTAGAAAGCCTACATGAGAGACTATTTGAAATAAGACAATCAGAAGGCAGTACTAAACCAAAAACAAATACTAATCAAAAGTTAGTCAAAGAATTGAAACTTAAGAAGTATATTGCTACATTAGATTTAGGTAAAATTAAAGACGATTCAGTTGTTCGTGAAAATATTAGATTGAAAACAATTCTTTCTTTAGTAAAGAATGCAGTAAGTGAAGAAGCAGACCATTCTTTTATCTTAAACTTACTAAATCAAGGAAGTGATGAGTAATGTTTAAAGTAGGTGATATGGTATTAATAGATATGGTAACATATATTATTTCTAAAATAGAAAATGATGTTGCTCACTTAAAAGACATAGTTAATCCTAAAGGCAGACCTAAGCAAATGAGCGTAGAATACTTACCTTACTTTGACCAAGATGGAAAATATGTAGTTCCACAAAGAAAGAAAGTAGGAAAGTTTAATGTTTCTGGAAAGATTTCTTTGAGGGCTATGGTTAAAGAATATACTGATATGCCAGTATCTAGAGACTTTATTGGATTTCTCAAACTTTGGTTAGAAGGAGCAATAGAAGATTTAGTGGTTGGTGCGGAAGATAATGCTAATAAGAAAGAACAATCTACAATTACTGCGGCTCATTTATTTTGGTGGGAAATGCATCCTTCTCAAACAACAGAAGGCTATTGGCCTAATCAAATCAAACACATGAGGGATATTAATGAATGAAGATGAGTTTCTAGTTTTTCTAGAAGAGAATCAAGTAGCGACAGAATTTATCTTTAATACAGATAGAGAACTTTCTCAACAAGAAGCGACTGTATTTAGATTAGCAACACAGGCGTTCTTAACTTCTCAAGGTATTCTTCTTTTAGATTTTCAAGCGATGGGATATATTTATCCTGCTGATTCATCACAATTTTCATTCTTTGAGAATGATGTTGTGTATGAATTAGATTATAGGTATATGTTTCATTTTATTATAGGGATAGATGCGAAGGAACATACATCAGTAATTAAAAGACTACTAGAATTAGGACTGGAAGATGTTAATGTAGAACACAAATACATTGATTGCAAACTAATAGAACCGAGAGGTGAATAAATGTTTTCAAAGGATATGTTAATAGGTATTATGCTTAGTTCATCTAAGTTTGATTTACATTTGAGCAGTTGTTCTAAATCTAAGATAGGATATAGAGTTAGGTTAAGACTAAACATCAGAGGTTCGGAAGATTTCCTTTTAGCAGTAAATCGTTCTTTGCTTCAATATGAAGTAGGGAGTCTGTATAAAGCGGAAGAACATAAATCTAGACCTCGCCCTATCCTTCAAATAGGGGGTATTATTAATTTGTATAAACTATCACTATTAATTCCAGACAATCTACCAGATTTAAGGAACGAATGGGGTAATATTAAAGAAGCAATTGATATTGTTTCTAATAAAGAGCACCTTTCCTTAGAAGGAATGGAAAGGTTATTTAAAATAAAAGGTGTAGCATAATGGGATTAACCAACATGAAAAAGAATAGACCAATACTAATTACAGGAAAAACAGGAACGGGTAAATCTACAAAAGCAAAAACATTTGTAGATGACCCTTTAGTTTTTCATGCGAATGATATTGAAGTAAAAGATATTTTTTCAATTGATATTAATAGAGGTATCATTATAGAAGATGTTCATTACAAACCTCGTAAAGATGATATTCTTTATGTTGTTAGAAATTATAAAGGTCAAGTAGTATTGACTTCTATTAATGAAAAAAGTGTTCCTAAAGAGATAAAAAGCCTTTGTCAAATCAAAAGAGCAGGTTCTAAGAAGTTTCTTAGAGAATCTATAAAAGAACTTGCACCTAGAAGTGAGGAACCCTTTACATTTGAAAGAGATACTTATTCATTAGTAATGGATTATCTTAAATTATCTGATAGGGATTTAGTGGCTAAGTTATTGTTATATAACAAACCATCTGATACTCAAATGCTTTCATGGTTATGTGAAAATATGCATCCTAACAAATTAATATTTATTGATGGCGTAGTTAAGAGAAGATGGAGTCAAAGATACTTTTATGAAATGTTAGGTTATGTTCATAATGGTAATTCCTTTGGTAGAATAACTATGCCAAAGAGAGGAACATATTCAAAGATTCCTTATCTATCAAGAAGATTAGGAATAAAGAATTCAGATACTAGGATTCTAAAACAACTTCTTCAAGATGATGATTTTAAAAAGCACACAATGAAGAAACTAAATAATGGTGATTGCCGAATACTGGGTCTAGGCGAAAAACCAAGAAAAAGAAAAACAGACCCTATTAGGTTAGAAATAAAAAACCTAAGCGAATACTTTAATGGTGAATAATATGGTAGGAATAAGTAGAGAAGAAATGATTAAAAGAAGAATAATGCCTGTATTACAAGATGGTGCAGAACTATGTTCAGCAGACATTGTTATGGTTCTAAAGAATAGTGGTATGCATTGGGTTCCTAATAGTTGGCAACTCACTAATATACTTAAAAGACTTAATCTAAGATGTAGAAAAATTAATAAATTAAATTACTGGAGGATATAAATATGTTATGGACAGAAAAATATAGACCATCTAAATTAAGTGATATTGTAGGACAAGAACACTTTATAATGGATGCAGAAACTTGGGTTGAAGGAAAAGATATGCCAAACATTCTTCTTTATGGAAGAGCAGGTTTAGGCAAAACTGCGGCAGGTTTAGCATTAGCAAAATCTATATTAGGAGATAATGCATCTGATAACTTCTTTGAAGTAAATGCATCTGATGATAGAAGATTAGAAACAGTTAGAACTACAATCAAAGGTATCGCTCAAAGCGGTACAATTGGTGATGTACCATTTAGAATTATATTACTTGATGAGATGGGAGGAATGACGAATGATGCTCAAAGCGCACTTAAAAGAATCATGGAAAGATATGCGAACAATGTTCGTTTTATTATTACTTGTAATGATAGAAATAGAATTATCTTTCCACTTCAAAGTATATGTTCAAACTATCATTTTTAACCACTCTCTAATGAATCCATTTTAAAGGTAATCAAGGGAATCTTAAGTAACGAAAACATTAATCGCTTTAGTGATGAAGAGTTGATACCCTTTATATATTCGATGAATGGTGATATGCGTAGAGCGATTACCGAAATTCAAGCGGCTAAATCCTCGAATATCACGCTTAGAAAACAAAGCGATATGAATTTAGAAGAATATATGAAAATAATTAATATGATAATTAATAAAAATACAAACGTCTTATCTCAACTTCATGACATGATTTACGGTGGTAGGTCTGTTCGTGAGATATGTATGGGATTACATGATAGTATTATCAAAGCAGAAGGAATTGAGACAAATGTTAAATTTAAATTCCTTAGAACAATTGGCGAAAGCGAATACCGTTCAACCACTATGACTCCAAGAGTATTGGTTTCATGGTTAGTCGGTCAATTAATTTGACAAAACAAAAAAATAAAAAAAAATCGGAAGTGAAAAAATGAATGATGAAATGAAAACAGAAATAGAAAAGAGCGCACAATATATTGAAATGTCGGTTGAAGATGCAACCAAGAAGTTTCAATCTATTTGTGAAGAGAATGATGTTGAAACAACAGCAGATTTGGCAAAGGGACTTTGGCGAAACTATGTTGCTCAATTTAGACGACAAAAGAAAGTAACTGCAAGTAATGGCGGTTCATCAACTGGTGGACTAGTTAAAGCGGCATTTGGTTTCTTTATATCTTTAGAAGCACCTAGAGATATGATGTCATGGAATAGAAATAAAGCAAAGGAAGAATATTTGCGAAATAACGATAAAGCCCTTGAAGAAGGATTTGTTGCTGTTGCTACTGAAAATGCTTTGGGTAAGTGGGTTATCTCACGTTATCACAAGAATGAGTATCAAGAGAAGATTGTAAGTAATTTACCAGAAGGCGCAGAAGAATTAGAAGATGGAACTATGATTATCCCACTAGATAGTCAAGCAACATATATGTCTGGTTCAACTAATAAGAATTATGGTAAGCCTCTTCCATTAGAACAATTCCGCCGAAGTGGATTGTTTTACGGTTCAATTGATGGTGGAGAAAAGAAATTATACAATTTCTCATATAAGAATCAACCTGCTATTGATTTCGCACCTAATTGCTTTGAATGGATTTACTTTGCTTGTATTCCTAGTGAAGATGGTTCTGCTATCTATGGAATGACTAAGACTACATTAAACAGCCTTGTGAAGCATTCTGATACTAACCCCGAAGCAGATAATTATGAAGATGTTTCAGGATTTGACTTTGAACAATGTTTAGTAGATAACTTATCTAGCCATTTGGTTCCATTGGTTGAAGTTGATAGAGCACATATTCAAAGACAAACATTACCTTCTAAGGAACGATTTATCGTTACTGATGGAACTGTTTGTAATATGAACATGAGTCCAACTTCAAATGGTAATCGAATCATTAACATTACTGACTTGAATGCTGAATTTGACTATGATGGTGATTCTAACATGACTACTTGTTGGGTTCCAAACCATTTGGTTATTGATTTCGGCATTGGTTCTTCTATTATTGTTATTGGAAGAACATCACAAAGAATTGTTGATGGTGAAGCAGACCCAGTTACAATCAATGTAGCAGGTCTTTATGTAGTCCAAAGAACAGGTTCTCCTGTTGAAGTGGATGAAATCGTTGAAGAAAACCTTGATTGGTTCTGATACGTTAGCCTTGAGCGTGTAATTGTTGGCGCATTGAATGACAATCAAATAGGTGCAAAGCCTATAAAAGAGGAATTATTATGACGACAGATTTAAAAGAAGAGAGATTTCTTTTGAAAGGTGATGCCTACATTGTTGATATGGCAAATGTAGACTTCTTAACTTGGAGAAAGAATGAAAAAGAAAATGGAACTTATTGGCTTAAAATGCATTTCAATACGAAAGAAGCGAGATACATTTGCGATAAGTTGGAATTAGCAACTATTATAATGGCATGGACAAAAATGCATGGTAAAGAATTAGATATAAATATAGATGAATTAGGTGATAGTTATGGGACTAACAGATAAAAAGGTAGCAGATAAAAGTACAAATTTTGGTAAAAAGCAAGAACAATTTAACTCACGTTTTGCGGAGTTAATGGCAGAGAAAAGAAAGGAAAAGAAAAGTAGATTAGTTTTAGGTGTTTGGGGAATCCCTAAATGTGGTAAAACAGGTATTGCTTTGGATTTTCCAGATAGAAACATATACGTTTTAGATTGGGATAGAGGCGTTGAATCTACATGGATTGAACATCATGATGCTACTGAACGTATTCAAGTTTTTAATCCGATTGAAATGAATGATGACAATGCAATTGATATTGTTAAGTCTGAAAACAATTCACATGACTTTGTACGTTATGTTCGTGATAAGATTAGTGAAGGAGATAAACCTATCTTTGTAATGGATGGAGTAGATACATGGTTTGAAAAATGTATTTACAAAGTCAATCCTAATCCTACTGTTGTAACTAAAATGATGCCATTCCAATATGGTGCTAGAAACAAAACTTTTTATCATCTATTGGAAGCAATCTATAACTTAGATTGTGATATTATTTATATTACTCACGAAATAGAAAAGTATGTAGATAATACTCCAACAGGAGTACAACCCGCTTGGAAAGATTGGGGTGGTAAACTAGAACAAGAGATACATTGTTTTAGAAAGAAGGTTAAAGGAGAAATACAATATATTGCCGAACTAATTGGTTCTAGAACTAATGGTAATATGGTTGGGACTCGTTGGGTTATCCGTGAAGGACAACCGCCTAATATCGTTTGGAACGGTATTAGTGAATTAAAGGAAGGTAAAATATAAGGAGAAGATAATATGAAAATAGAATATAAATTAGTAGAAATTACGAAAAAAGATAAAGTAGACTTTATGCAGGGCAATAGAAGTGTGAATAAACCTATGGTAAATAAAATCATAAAAAGCATGGAAAGATGGGGAGTTCTCACTTGCATTACTGTTCTGAAAGATAAAAAGAAATATGTTATTGTCGATGGACAACATAGATATACTGCGGCGATGGAATTAGGTTTAACTATTCCTGCAATTGTTATCCCTAAAGATAGTATGAAGGTTATTATTGATTTGAACACAATTCAAAAGAGTTGGAGTCTAGAGAACTATGCAGACTTCTTTTGTTCAGATAAGAAGTTATCCATGCCATATGAAACTTTAAAGACATTTAAAGAAAATTCTGGTCTAAACTATACTGCGGCAATTAGAATATGTTCTAAAGGAGGATTGCCTCAATTCAAGAAGGGTAATCTAGTATTAGATAATATGGAGTTTGCAGATATGTTTATGTCTTATTTAAATGATATATCTGAATATGTGCCGTTTGCTAAACACGCTAGATTTATTGATGGCTATATTAGGATAGTTAAGAATGATAATTATTCTCATGCTAGAATGATTAAAAAGTTAAAACTTAACGATAGAAGGCAATCCTTCTCTATGGATGGAACTTCAAAGCCTAACTCATATGGAAAACTAATGCAAGACATCTATAATATGCAACAATCAAGAAACCTTGTTATGTTTCATAAGTGGTGAAAAAATGAAATTCGCAGTTAATACAAAGGTAATGATAGAAGCATTGGAAAGTATTCAAGGTAAAGGAAAGTATTTGACTTCATCGGGTTTTACTAATAATTCTATGGGTCTTAATTTTCTAATGAAGTTAAGTGGTAATACACTTTCTATTTGGAATGGAGATACCACCTTTGCAATGAATATTAATCTAGAAGTAATAGGTGCAGAAGATGGCGAGTTTATTGGTAATGGTAAAACTATTGTGCCGTATCTTAAGAAATACGGAGAACTAACTTCCTTTGTTGTTGAAGATTACTTAACAGTAGGTTCAGGAACAAAGAAGGCTAGTATTGCTAGAGTTATTAATCATCCTAACATGGATGCTTTAATTAGACTACAAGGAATGTTAGCACATATTAATCATGTAGAAGAATTAACTGAACTTCCTAAGTTTGGTAAATCAGAATACGAAGGAGCATTTATACTCAATCAAAAAGTATTCTCTGATTGTATCTCTTCATGTGAATTAGCAAATCATGGTGCATTTAAATTAGATTATAACGGTGAAGTTGTAGTCTTTTCAAGTGGACTTAACATACAAAATCAATATGAAGAAACAATAACACCTTCTTCATGTTTTGGAGAAGAAGCAACATTAGAATATAGTGGGCCACTACATAAGTTCTTTAAGAATAATTCAGACATTACATTTTATGTAAAGGATGAATTCCCACTATTGCTTGTTGCTGAAGATAGGATGATAATTAAAGCACCCTTTTCGGCAGGTAATTAAAATGATAATAAGTAAACTAGATACAGGAAAGCATATCTATACATCGTATAGAAAGGATGGAAAGAAGATTGAGAATATAGAAGAGTTTAAGCCCTACTTCTATATTCTCAATTCAGAAGTTCAACCTAAGTATTACAAACCTTCTAAGTATTTAACTAGAGAGTTTGAATATGAAGAAGGAGATTGGGTCAATCTTCAAAAGCAAAAACTAACTAAAGTATATGTAGATAATTCTTATGATATGCATATTGCTAAGAAATCTTTTCATAAAACTTATGAAGCAGATGTATCTTATACCTTTAGATTTGCAGTAGATAAATTAGCAGTATTACCAGAATATGAAATGCATAAATGGTATTGGGATATGGAATGGCAACAAGGTGGAGAACATCATGATGAAATCACCACTATTGTAGCGTATGATAATTATGATAAGAAGTATTACCAATGGGTTTGGTTTCCTAATGAAATAGACTATAATCTTGTTGATAGTCCTATTAATAAAGATGAAAAACAAATAGGAAGAAAATATACATTTGATAATGAAAAAGATATGATTCAATCCTTTATGACAACAATGGCTGTAAAAGACCCTGATATGTTAATTGCTTGGTTTGGGTTGAAATTCGATTTACCTAAACTCCTTGAACGTGCGTGTGCTTTGGGATTGAACCCCACTATCATATCGCCAATTAATATCGTTAAGGGTGTTAAGAAGGTCAAGGATGGCTTTAGATTCAAGTATGGTGAAAATGGGTTCGGTGCTATCGAACAGCCGATAGGAGGCCGCATAACCCTCAATTTAGACCTTGCTTTTGAACGTCAATGGAATGATTCACAAAGAGGAACATTACCATCAATGTCTTTAAATTATATTTCTGAATCAGTTTTAGGTAAAGAAAAGTTAGTTAGTGAGAAATTTCCTGACCCTAACGAGTTTTATCGTAGAGCATGGTTAGAAGATACTGAAACGTATTTGAAGTATGCTTTAGTGGATGTCGAGTTAATGGTTGAAATTGATGAATTAAATTATTGTAGTGAAGCAATTATAGCATTACAAAGATTATTGATTGCACCATTTAGTGCTTGTTTTTATGCTAGTCATATGGGTTCAATCTATTTTATGCGTAATGCAGAATGGATTGCTCCTACTGGAGAAAAGGTAGATAAGCGTCAAGAATATGATGGTGCTATGATTTATGACCCATTAAGTGAAGGAACAAACGGATTACATCTTAATGTAGCCGCTTTTGATTTTGCAGGGCTATATCCTAGTATGATGATTTCAAGGAACATTTCATGGGAAACTAAATCAAATGAGCCTACTGAATTTGGTGCTAATCTATCTACTCCTAGAGACTTTAGTATTAGTGATAAGAAACAAATGTTGTATTATAAAACTGATAAGTTGGGTCTATTACCTAGAGCAGTTCTTGATTTGAAAGAGTTGCGAAATGAATATAAGCGACTTATGAGAAAGGCAAGAGATGAGGATAACAAATCAGAATATGTTAAGTGGAATAACAATCAAATGGCAGTAAAGCGATTAATGGCATCTTTTTATGGCATTGTTGCTTTTCAAGGATTTGGTTGGGCTGATGTAGATTTAGCCGCTAGTATTACTGCTAGTGCTAGAGAAGCAATTCGTTTAGCCGCATTTAAAGCAAAGGAGATGGAAGAATGAGTAGAAGTAACTTTAACTTAAAGATTAAAAAACAAATTAGAAAAATATTGCCCAACTTAGAAGATATGCAACCTTTTACTGCATCTGAATTAAAAGGTATGCTATACGATAATGGGGTAACTAATACCACTACTACACAATTAGGAGGCTTAATTAAAAAGTTTGCTAAAACTGATGGTTATGGTAATTGGAAATTAAAAGCAGATTGGAGGAATATTCTTGAACAAGAAAACAGTCGTTATTGAAGTATCATATGATACTGATGAAACATGGGAAGAAACATATAAAGAAGTAAAAGAAATACTTCAGATGATGAACAATCTCAAAAGAAATGCAGTAATCAAATCTATTAAAGGTGATAATGATGATGATGGACAAAACTAACGAACTGCTAGAAGAATTGCTCGCTATGATAGCAAAGTCAAATAAGATATTAATGATGGTAAATATCGTAAACATAGCAACCATTATAACAATAGTAACGGTGATATTATGAGTAAAGAAATAAAAGAATTAAAAGAAGAGGTTAAAAACCTTAAGCAAATAATCAAGAGACTTGAAGTAGAAATAGATGAAATATGTAATTCTAATGTAACTATTCATTCTCTTAATAAGGATATGAAAATCATTAAACAGGAACTGATGAAGTATTCTGAAGGAAAACTGTATTTTGAAAACGCTTGGTGATATAATGAAAGTAGTTTATGGACATACAGATTCTATCTATGTTCAGATTGATTCTATCGAAAAGGCTGAACAGTCAATCAAAGAGATTGAAGCATCAGTTAGAGAACATTTTCCTAATGTATTGGGATTGGAAGAACACCCAGTTGTTCTCGAATTTGAAAAGTATTATTCTGCATTGGGAGTAGGAACGACAAAGAATAGAAATGCAGGTTTAGTATCATGGGAAGATGGAGTTTGGCTTAAGGAGCCTAAGTTCACTATGACTGGTTTTACTGCTAAAAGAGTAAGTGAGACTAAACTAGCAAAGGATGTCCAAACCACAGTATTAAAAATGTGGGTTGGGCAAAAGGATATAAAATCTATCAATAAATATTTATCTGATAAATATAATGATGTAATAAATGGTAAGTTAGAAACTCCTGACATCATTAAAAGAAGTAGATTGAGAGAAGATAGAGTTCTTCTAAAATGTCCAGAATGTAATAAGAAACACCATCTTAAAGAATGTATTAAGATTAAGTGGTGTGATAAGTGTGGAACTGAAACAGAGCAATTTGTTACATTTACACACAAAAGACCTGCTATCGGTTCGGGTATCGCAGGTATTCTTTATGCTTGGGAAAGATTAAATATGACCTTTGATGACTCGTATTTATATCTGAAGGTAAAGGATGTGCATGATACATATACTCATCCTTTGACAAAAGTTCAAAGAAATGTAGATTATGTGTCTGCTACAACCTATGAGGATTTTGCAGATTATACTCCCGATTATAAACACTATGCAGAACAGATAGTAAAGAAGGCCGAACCTATTTATCGAGCAATGAATTGGGAAGTATCTTCTATAAGAACAGGAAAAATACAAATGAAATTAGACGAATGGTGGTAATATGAACGACGATGAAAAATATAATGCGGTGATTTCTTCTATGAAGGAATTCACTTACAAATGGAAACCCGAAAATTATGATGACCCATCGAAACCAATCCTAAAGATAACTAAATCTTCTTTGGGAAGTTTTGATTGGTGTCCGAAAAAGTATGAGTTTTCTTACAGGCAAAGATTACCTCAAGACCAAACGGAGGCTATGTTGAAAGGAACGGTACTTCACAATCATAGAGAGGACTTCTTTAATACCTTTGATATTAAGAAAGCAGAAAAGATGAACAATAGTGAAGTATTAGAATACTGCACTAGTTTAATGCCTGTTGATGATTACTATGATATTTCATTGACAGTAGCATCGCTTGAAGCACAAAGATTTATTGAAGCAAGAACAGAAAATAAGATAGATGAATATCTTCCAGTATGTAATGAAGGAAAGTTTGATGCAGAAATTACAATACCTGCAAATACCAATCCTAAATTTCCTCTAAGTAGAGACTATGTAATTCATATTCAAGGAATTATTGATAGAATATTTAAAGAGAATGGAGGATTAGTTCCATTTGAATACAAAACTGGTGGATGGAAAGATTGGAAGAAAACTTCTATGCGTAAAGAAATGGCATTCTATGAATTGTTATTGATTAATGCGCCCGATGAAGTTATGATTAAGAATGGATTAGACCCTAATGATAAAGTAACTCATTGGGGTTGGTATTATCCTGCGGCAAATTACATTTATGCAGAACCTAGAAAAACTAGGTCAATGACTTCTGTTATGAATAACATCGCTAAACTAATTCACCACTATGAAAAGGATATGTTTCCTGCAAAATACTTCTATAAGACTTGCGCTCATTGTTCTTTCTTTGGTATTTGTGATGAAGCACAGGATGATTCATGGGTTTGATATTATGAAAGAACTTATAGAAAAAAAAGTATTGGCAAAGAATTGGACATTCAATGAAATTTCTAACCTAACTGAAACTATCAATTTAATATCCAATGACATTTATTCAGAAATGACATTAATTGAAAGATTTAAAATGATAGAAGATGTAAGAATTAAAGAAACTTATGTAGGTCAATTATATACAGATGTGTTAAGAGAGATGGTTCAAATATCTCTTAAGGCAGAAGTAGCAGGAACAATTAAACAATTATTAAATACAGCAACAGTAAATTTTGGGGGAAATAAAAATGAAATATCCGAGAGAAGTATGGGCGGGAAGCCACATAAAGAACGCACCACAGATGAGAAGAAAGATAGTCTTGACAAAGAATGATTATATTTCTTTTGTTAAAGTACAGAATAATAGAACAAACGTATATACTACTGTCTATGATTTTGAGCACTTTAGCGAAACTGCGAAGATTGAATCTTCTGTAATATTGAATAGAATATTTCTAGACTTTGATGGACATGAAGGAGATTTAAATAATGCTTATCGTGATATTAAAGTTGTCATGGATTGGGTAATGGAGAAAGACATTATGCATACTTTATTCTTTTCAGGAAGAGGATTTCATTTATTCTTAGATGGAAAAGAAACTGATAGCATTAGAAACATTCAAGCATATTTCAAAGAGGTTAAGAAGATGTTAATTTCAAAGGTTGGTAAAGATATAACTTTAGATGATAGAGTTGGTCAAACAACTCGTTTGAGAAGAATTCCAAATACTGTTAATATGTCATCAGCAGATAAGAATGGTAATCCTCTTTTCTGCATACCTTTGATGTATGATGACCTATCTTTACCTCTTAACGAATTGATGACATTAGCATCCAAACCTAGAAATATTCCTTTTAAAAAGGTCGGCTCTATCAAGGTAGAGTTTCCTGAACAACCCCCCATAGAAGCCGTTGAAGGGGAAGTTACCGTACCGTCTTACGAAGGTAAATTGCCATTATTGCCATGTTTACATAATGCAGTAATGAGCGAGAATCCTTCGCATATGGCGAGAGCATACCTTGTTTCTTGGTATAGGGATTTATTGACTGGAAGAACAAATTTGATTTCTAGAGAAGATAAAGACAAAGTATTGAATATGGTTGTTGAAGAAATCAAAACTGTTTTTGGTGAAAAAGAAAACGTATGGTTAGATTGGGATGAAGGCGAAACTAGAAAACACGCTAGATTTACCGTTCATGGAAATTACAATACTCCCTTTTGTGATAAGTTAATATCGGAAGGATATTGTGTAGGAAAATGTTGGAGGTTCCCTCATGTTAATAATTGATTCAAGAGAAAAGAAAGGTTCTAAGTTAGTACACTTAGTAGAAGATAAAGCAAAAAGACTGAACATACAAATGGAAAAGAAGTGGCTAGAAATAGGCGATTATGTATTTGATAATGTTTGCTTTGAAGCAAAGTCTGTTCAAGACTTTATTGGTTCTGTAATGTCTAAAAGACTATGGACTCAATTAGATAACATGGATAGGCATTATCATACTAATGTAGTAATTATTTATGGTGATTTAGAAGAAGCAATATATAATATTGTTGAACATTCACAAAGTAAATTACCACCCCATGCTAGAAAGATAATGATGAGAAATAAATTTCTAGGAGCATTGGGTCGAATAACATTAGATATGGATGCGAAACCATTTTGGGTTCATAGTGAAGAAGAAGCATCTTCTATCATTACTGCAATATGTAAAATGCAACCAATCAAAAGAGATAATATTAGGCCACAGGTCTTTAAACGAGTATCTACTGATGATTTGAGATTAGATTTATTAACAAGTATAAAAGGTGTATCCTATAAAAAAGCAAAGTTACTCATTGATAACTTTGGGTCTGTTATGGAAATAGGAGAACAAACTAGTTTTGAAATACAAAAACTAGAAGGGTTTGGAAAAGTATTAGCAGACAGAATAATCAATGTATTAAATTCAGAAATGAAGGTGAAAATATGAATGAAGAATATGAAGAAGAAGAATATGAAGCAATATTTGAAGAAAGGGCAGTAGTATCTGAATCCTTACCTAGAGTGGTAAGAGACTTTCAGAAGTCAGCAGTAGAAGTATCTCACTATAATGAGATACCTGCGGCTATATCTTTCTTTAATATCTTAGGGCAAATAAGTAAAGACTTTGTGCAAATACCTAAAGGAAGAAATATCTTAGATAGTAGAATCCACTTTTGTTGGATTCAGACATCTGGTACTGGTAAGTCTACCTTATACAATTTTATTGGGCCAATTGCTAAAAGTGTATTTAAAAAGATTAATGAAGATGGTAGTCATCCTAGAGCAGTTAGAAACGATATTGCTATCCCAAAAGTATTTGATACGTTTTCATTGACAGATTATACCGATGCTTCTTTAATTGGTTATTATAAAAAAGGTCAAGATGAAGATGGTGATGAATCGTGGGAAAGAATTGCAGGGGCTTTAGAAGGAAGTGGATTAGCACATTGGGATGAATTTGAATATTCTGGTGTGTTTAAAGCAACCCAACATAAAGAAAGTTCTATTGTATATTTGAATACTTTAATGAATACATTAGCAGGGGAGTCTTGGGTTATTACTAAGAAACTTAAAGAAGGAGATGTCATGGAATGTTTTTCTGAAAGGTCAGTATTAGCAATGACTTATTGCCCTAAGAACCTAGAAGATGTAATGGCAGAAAAAGGTGTTCTACAAAGAATGTTATGTTATGTTTGGGAAGTCCCTCCTTATATTCAAGATAAGATGAGAAGAGAACAAATTGCTTTAGCAGGAACATATGTCGAAGTTACCCAACCTATCGAAAGATTTGCTAATGCTTTCTATAATATCTATTCAGAAGTTAAGACTAGGTTTGAAGAAGTAGGGCGTAATCCATTAGATACAATGACCTATGCTCAAGGATTTAACGATGTATTATTATTAGAATATGAGAGTATGCACAATTTCATTCAATCTGAGAGAAGTGAGGTTAAAGACATCGCAGGTAACTTTACTACTAGATTGATGGAAACATTGATGAAATTGAGCGTATTATGTTCAGTTGCAGAAAGTCCTTCCATTACAGATAAAAGCAAAAAATTCATTGTAACTGGTAATAATGTCCGTCAAGCGGCGGCTATTGTCCGACAATGTTATAGCACATTAGTTGAGTGGTTGAATCGTAGCCTACGCACCCGACGCAAGCAGACTCATGAAAAGAGCGCACTTTCAGTATTTATCAAAGTATATGCAGAAATGGATAAAGATGAAGATGGGTTCATTAGTAAGAAGAAATACTTAGATGAAGTTCAAAAAGAAAGTAAAAAGAGCAGACCCAGTATTTATAATTATTTTAAGACAATATCGCATATGTTCGGACAAGAAAAAGTTGGGCGTTCAGTATTTGTAAAATATATAGGAGAGGAAAAAGAATGAAATATGAAAACACATACCTTGTCTTTGAGGTATCAAAAGGCCCAAAAGTAATAATTGAATCATTAGACACCTATGGTGCAGATGGTTGGGAATGTTGTTCTATGCTAACAGTAGCAGGGAATAATATTGTTTGCTTTTTAAAGCGTCGAATTGATGTTGAAGAAGAAAAGACAGATAAAGAAACAGAAAAGATTTCCAAACTTTGGTCGCAGGATTGATTTAAATGTCAGTATTGGCTATTGATTTAGAGACTAAGAATATGTCTCATGATATTGGTGGTTTTGGAAATACCCATATGTTTCAAGTATCTACTGTTGCTACTTGGGATGGAAAGAATGGAACAGTATATGTTGATGAACCAGTAGATAACTTTGCTAAGTCTGGTCATGTAATTAAATCTATTAGAGAACTCAAGTATGATTTAGATGACCATTTACAAAAGGGTGGAGTATTGTTAGGACATAACATTGCTTCATTTGATTTAGCGATTCTTAGAGATTCAGTTGATATTCATTGTATACATAAGTATTTAGATGAAAAGAAGTATATTGACACTAGTAGAATTTTAAATAAAGAACATGGAGAAAGGTTCCCACTAAGTAATTTAGTTAAATGTACTATGGATGACTTTAAACTCATGGATAGTGCAGATGCTCCTAAATTATGGAAGATGGGTCAATATGATGAAGTAGTTGAGTATTGTATGAAAGATACTCAATTAGTTTATGACCTTTGGAAGTATGGTCAAGATAACGGAATTGTTAAGGCATTTTCTGTTGATAAAGAAGAGTTTGTTGAATTGGAGGTGAATTGGTAATGGAAGGCTGGGATTGGTTCTTTCTTATTATTTTCTTAGTAGTTCTCATGCTACTCTTCTTCGCCGCATTTGGTGGTAGAAATATCACCGATGAAAGCGTTGAAGATTATATGAGAAGGCTAATGCAAAATAAAGGCGAAGGGCAACAATGACATTAAAACAAAAGTGTTGCTATTGTGGAGTTAATACTTTAGCGAAGCGTTTAGTTGGATTCTATGTGGGTTCAACTGAACAAATTAAACTTTGGGAATGTCGAGAATGTTTTAAGATTTGGTCTGTAAAGACTGATTGAGAGGCGAGGTAACTTAATTGTTGCCTCGCCTCAATTTTTTTTTTAAATTTTTTAATCGCCAATTGTGGCTAACCATGTTGCAAGAAATCCACCGACAAAGGCTATAATACCTAATATACACAATTCCATGTTAATCACGAATTGTGCCAATTAGTAATTTCTGTCTGAGTTGGTGGAGTAGAATAAACATTGCTCGGCCAGTTGGCTAAATTTAATTTAATTGTTCTAATGCCGTTTTCATCTATTGATTTAAATATTGAAGGTGATAAATCTGTCCAATCAACTAAGGGATAATTAGTTTCTAAAAAATCTTTCATACAAGCCATCATGCCACCTTCCTTATTGTAAATGCAGTATATTGTGGATTATTAGCAGATTGAGGGTCAGAACTTCCAGTAGCAAGAAATTCTGTATTAGCACCAGACCAAACAATATATCCACTTAATTTAATAACAGTATCTCCTGTTGTTTTGATAGTAGCAGTAGTAAATTGAGAAAATCTAACTACTGCATTTAAAGTAATAATAGTTCTATTATAAGCATATTTATTATGTTGGTTTCCGTCGCCTATTGATAAATCGAATTCTAATTGTGCATTAGCGGTGTCTCCAAGAAAATATCCATAAAGATTAACTTCAAAAATACCTGCGCCTTTTAAGGTAATATTTTCTCCTGAAAAGGTAACTGAGTTAGTATCTTCGGCATATGCTGTAAAATCACCACTTGTAAAAGTATATCTTGAACCAGTAGATAATGATTTATCGTTCGTTAATCCGTATCTTACTAATGTATTTGTTACTGCTAAACTACCATTTTCTGTAATTCTAGTATCTTGACCAGTATCATCAGTAAAGAATAAAGCATTGGGTATTTCGTTTTTTACCCAAAGTTGTCCTAGTGATGCAGTATCACTAGCAGCAGAACTTTGTTCTTTAATAAATAACTGATTGTCTAATTTTAATCCATTAACTCTTCCACCAACATCTGCATTAATATAAAATGCTAAGGTATCAACTCCCCCATCATTGACATAGAATTCCATATCTTTATCTGATTCCTTTGCTCTAATTTGAGCATCTCCAGCATTACTAAATATTTCCAAAGATTCTGTATATCCAGAATTATCTCTACCAACACTTAATGTATTAGCGGCTTTTTCAGTTGTAAAGAATTGAACCCTTCTAGCACCATTAGATGTAGTTGAAGAATATTCTAACATAGCAATAATAGTATCTCCCGCAGTAAATTGTGCTACTCTATTAGTTGCAGTAGGAACTCTTAATCTAACTACATTCGATGAATCTACTACAATTAAATAATAACTATTATCTGATGTTGCAGTAAAAGCGGCGGCATTAAATGTAGTTTGGGAGGCAGAATACTTTTTTCCATCTCTAAAGTATTGCCCTGCCGCTACTGTAATAATAGGGTCAGAAGAACTTTGTGTAATATTAAAACCGTTTGTAGTTTTAATTGCGTAGTTTCCTTTTGACATTTGATTTAATGCTTTAATGATTCCCGAATGTGGGAAATCTACTAAGTCATCAATTTGTCCAAATGTAATCCCTGTTCCTTCTGTACTAATAAAAAATGGGTTGTTATCTGCCATATTATTCCACCTCTAATAAGAAAAAGACTTCTAAATTTTCATTTGATGCAAATGGCCCGATTCCATCAAAATTAACTCTTGCTAATAAATTATTAGACGAATCTAAGATACCATATTCTCTAATTACTTTACCTGTCATACTAGCAGATGAACCTTGAAAAACCGCTTGAACTTCTACTACATTAGTGTCTGATTTTATCGCATTGAATACTGAAGTTGCAGTAGTTAATGCAACATCTAAGGTTGTTGCGGCAGGACTAGTTGAATTGCCACCTTGACCAATTTTTCCACTATTAATAGCAGTACCTTGTATATATGTAGCGACTAATTCTTTTAATTTATCTGTAATCATTCTAATTCCTCATCAAGTAAAGTAGTGTATGAAAGGCTCCCACCTAACGCTCCTAGAGGCGAGGTTTCCGTATTTAATGGTATCGAGAAACCTAATGGGAATCCAGTTGTAGGGAAAGTTTTCTTTCTAATTAACACCCTTAAGCCTTTAACTTTCATATCTTCTAAAAAGTCCAGACTCTCTGATTCTTTAAAAGATTGATTTCTTACCTTAGAATTAATATTTTTATTATCTATTAATAATTCAGCAAACCTATCTTCTAATCCTTTACTATATTTACCCAGTTCTAAAACCATCAATCCAGTTAATAGGTATTCTATTTGTAATACCATGTAATGATTTAAAGGAATGTTTTCTCTAGGTATTTCTAAACCAATAATATCCCCTACTTTTATTTGAGATATGTTTTCATGTCCAACAGTTACCTTAAGTTTTTTATTTTTGGCAGAATGCAATCTAAGCAATTTAGAGGCTTCTTTATTTACATCTTCTTGAGTAGTTAATTTATCCTCAAATACTTCTAAAGCCTTCAATCCTTTTTCGTTAATGCTTCTTATATCTTTTCTAGTTTTCTTATGATTACGGCCATATACTGTAATTTGATTATAGAAGTTAAACATATTTTTAGATTCTTCAAAGTCATATATTTGATATTTGCCAGTTTCATTAAGAACAATGCCCTTATAGAAAGTAGCGTCATTTCTATTCTTAATCTTGAACACTTCGTTTTCTTCAAATAGTGTCATATCTTTTTGTTCTAATAGATAATTAATTGCAGAGAATAAATCAACACCTTGATAATTGGGTGCTAAGAATAAAGGATAGTCGTCATTTGTCATTTCAAATTCAATATTATTTTCTTCTAATAGTTCATTAATTAAATCTTCAGTTTCGTTTGCTATTGTAGCAGTTGTTCCAATACAGGCTCTTGTTGGGGTTATTTTTAAATTGTCAAATACCTGTATTGTAAAGGTTTGGCTTAAAGATACTATCCCTTTACAGAAAAATGGCTTTGAAATATTGCTTATTGCTGGCGTTGTTGTTTTCTCTTGAGTTCTAACATTAAGATTTATTTTTTTACCATTTTCACCATCGGTGGCATATAATGGATAGTCATTATCCCCAGTAAATAGTTCGCTGTATATTTTAGTATTATCCCTTATAATTAAGTGGTCATCGGTAGTTTGCTTATCAGTATCTAACATAACATACATAGATAAAAATGCTTCATTTTCGTGTAAGTTAGATATACCACTTTGATACAAGTATGAAGATTTTATATTATAAGTTTTATCTTCATCCATCACTTTAGTATATCTGCTTGATAATTTATTAAAAGTAATCTCTTCTGGACTAAAATCATACATACATACTTCATTAGGTTGCATGATTCTATATGCTCTATCATCAGTCAATTCTTTATCTGTTATTAAGATATGAGTTTCGTGATTACTTGGGTCTATTTCATGTGAAACAACATAAACAATATCTTCTGGAAATCGTTCATTCATGTACGTTACTCCAGTTTCAGTTCCAGTAGTTCCTAAAATAGCATCTTTTTCCATAACCAAATAACAACCAGTTAAATCCATAAACTGCAAAAATTCATTTTTACCATCTACATCTAATGTGTTTTTTCTTAAGTTACCATTTGAAGATGCAATAGTGGCATTATCGGTTCTACTACTAGTATCAATCCATAATCTACATTTAAATCCTAAAATTATACCATCTACTGCAAAGGGAATACTATCTGCGTGATTCTCTGCGCTTGTATCTCCGACATGAGTAAAGTCTTTAAAATGATTACCACTTTTAACAGTAAAGAAATTATCAGGAGATATTGCGAATTCAGCACCAGTAGTTAAAACATCCGAAACATTTCCTTTTTCTAGTTTATACTTACCTCCATCTCGTATATCATATCTATTTAAGGCAACTGCCATAGTTCCTTCATAGTAGTCATTATCATTGTCAAGACTAGTTATCATATTACCAAAGACTCTACATTCAGAAGTAGTAGCAGTAGTTCCCGATATTCCAGTTATTCCCGCTTTACTGAAAGGTAAAATTATTTCAGAATCAGTTGGCAAAGAAACAGGATTTGACCCATCAAAACCATTTCCTTGTGTTTTAAAGAATTTAGACTCATCTGGCATAACCGCCCCAAGATGTTTTCTACTTACATTAATAGCCCTACCAGCAGGTAAGAAATTTTCTCCTTTAAATGGAGTTTCAGGATTCCATGCAAGTGCTTCTACTGATTTATAAATAGTTCCAGAAGAAAGAACTACATTACTTCCAGAAATGCTAGTATATTTAACATCTGCTGAAAAGGTGTGAATGTTAGAAGTAGTAGGAGTAGAAGCATTATTTACCTGACCTATTAAGTTACCTTCATCATCTATTAATTTATCTCCATTTGCTAATGCTATACTTCCTGTAAATGTTATTTTGTTTCTATCCCCGCTATTATGTTGAGTAGTAGTAGCACCGACATCTATATTTCCCACGCTAGTATTATTAAAGAAATGGAAATCTATATTAGGAGATGCGGCTATTCTACTTTCTAATTCCTTTTCAGGGTTAAACGGATTATACAAAAAATCAAAACACATTTCTGTGATCCTCATCATACCTACTCTTTTAATATTATTAGTAAAATCAGAGGTACTGATAGGAACGGTTTGATAATTAATGTCTTGTAGTTTGATTCTATTACCACTATTATCGTCTAAAGTATTATCTTTTATTGAAGTGTTCTCAATCAAGTGTAAATTATAATTAGTTATGTCCTTAGTTCCATTAAATAGACTATCTTTTCTTAGGGAAGA